TTAAAAAATTTAAACTTTGCATCTGGTTCAGTTGCAGACGCAACTTGTGATTTCACAGATGGTTCTGCAATTAGCTACAAAGAGCAAACAATTACCCCAAAAAGATTCCAACTACAAAAGGAACTTTGTAAAAATGACTGGCTTTCTACTTACGCTGGAGCGCAAATGACTGCTGGAGTAGATGGAACTATTCCAAGCACTTTCGCTGAATACCTTATTTCACACGCTGGAGCGTATGTAGGTCAAGAGGTGGAAACTGCAATCTGGTCTGGTACTGCTACTGGTGGTTCTTTCCAAGGTTTTGTATCTAAACTTGCTACTGACACAGACGTAGCTGATGCAACTGTAACAACTGGTGTTACTGCACTATCTGCTGCTAACATCATTGCAGAGTTAGGTGCTTTAAGAGATGCTATTCCGTCTTCTGTTTACGGAAACGAAGATTTATGTATCTACTTAGGTTCTAAAGCTATGCGTTACTACATTTCTGCGCAGTCTAACTTAGGCTACATGGACAAGTACCACGCTGGAGTAACTGATTCAAACTTTGAGGGTATCAAATTATGTTTGGCAAACGGAATGGCTGACAACACTATGGTAGCTGCTCGTAAATCAAACATGTTCTTTGCGACAGATTTGACATCTGACTTGACTGAAGTTAAAGTTATTGATATGACTGAAACTGATGGTTCTGATAATGTACGTCTTGTTATGAAGTACAATGCTGGAGTTGGATACGCAAATGGTGGAGATATTGCTCTTTACCAAATATAGTAATTAATAATTTAGGTAGGGGTTTAATAGCCCCTACTTTTTAAAACCCTATATAATATGGCTTGTTTATTATCAGACGGAAGAGGTTTAGAATGCCGTGAATCAATCGGTGGTATTCGTAACGTATATTTCGCAAACGACAATACTTTAGGGAATTATACTATTACAGATTTAGAACTTACGGATGTTTCTGGAACGGCAACTATTTTTAAGTATGCTTTGATTCCACAAAGTTCTGGTTTTGATGAGGCTATTACAGTAAGTGAAGAAAACGGAACTGTATTCTTTGAGCAAACCTTATCGTTGGCTTTGCCTAACGTAAATAAAACTCAATTACAAGTTTTAAAAGTTTTGACAGAGGGTAGATTCCAAGTGTTTGTAGAAGACAATAACTTAGACGCTAATGGTAACGGAAAAGTTTTCTTAGCTGGTGCTTTTAACGGAATGACAGTTACTGGTGGAAACGTAGGAAAAGGTCAAGCGTTCGGAGATATGAACGGATATAACCTTACCTTAGTTGGTAGAGAAAAAGATGCTGCAATTATTGTAGACCCATCTACTACTGCTGGAAACCCATTTGCTGACTTTTCAACTATTACTGTTGATGATGGCTCATGATAATACTATAATTCAATAATATTAAAGCCTCCACAAACGTGGGGGTTTTTTTATATAAAACAATTTGACCTATTTCCTATTTAATTATATAACATTTAAAAACAAAACAAATGCCTACAAACAATATCGTAAGACAAGGCTTTAGAGCAATAGATGTAACCAAGAGTGATTCAACTGATATTACTGGAGCAGACGCAAACAACCCAGCAGCTTTATATGTTGGTACTGGAGGTAATGTAGAGGTAATCACATTGAACGGAGATACTGTTGTTTTCCACAACGTGCCATCTGGTACATTTATGCCTATCCAAGTTACAAGAGTAAAGGCTGCAAATTCTACTGCATCTGACATTATCGCATTATTCTAAATAACGGATTATGTTAAACATAATTCAAAATACAATAGGAGCAATCCGTAGGGTTGGAGAAAGCGTTGTAAGGGCTGGTCTAAAGATGTGGCTACCTTTTACTAAGGCAGAGCCTTTGGGGGAAAACTTAGTTGTTAATGGGGATTTTTCAACAGGAATTACAGGGTGGACACCTGATAACGCAAACCTTTCTTATTCTAACAACTCTTTAAAGATAGAGATAGCATCCAATGGTTTTGGCGGGGCATATCAAGCTATAAGCACAGAAGCAGGGAAAGAATACAAATTTGAGGCAACATTCTCAAGCTTACAAGGAATTGTAAACAACTTGTTTCTTTACGCTGGAACAAGCACAAGCTCGGGAAATAATTTACTTAATAAGATAATAAGCCCAAGTGCTGGCACATCAAGTGCAACCTTTGTAGCCACAACTACTACTACATACGTTTATGTAGGTTTAAGTTTTGATGCAACTGAATCAGTAGAGGTAGACAACATATCCGTTGAAGAATACGCACAAGAAACACCAGACATATCTGGCAACGATAACAATGCTATTTTAAAGACTGGTAAGGCTTTAGTCTTTGCTGGTAACGATTCAGTAGAAACATCTTTCCCATCAAGCAAAACAATCAAGACAATAGCGTTTTGGATTTACCCGACACATTCGGCAAGTTTTGAAGTTCTATTTAACTTAGGGCTTGGCTTTCCAGTTCCCAATATGGGGGATAGAGTAATAGAGTTAAATCATTTAACCATACGAAATAGGCAAAACTACCCATTAAATTTTGATGTTTATATTGATGGTGTTTATAGAGGGGAAACTAATTGGAACGGAGACAATCCTACCTTAGAAGAAAACCAATGGCAGAGAGTTGTTTTTGTTAACTCTAACGGCACATCTACTGTAAACGATACCTTTGATATAGCATATACTGGAAGTGGCTCACATGGTCGCTTTAAAATGTCAGACCTACAAATCTATGGTGCTGAATTTACAGCCGATGACATTGCCTATGACTATGCAAATCCTCAAAAGTTAGTTACCGACAACGCAAGTTCAAACGTAACGCTTAACGATTTACACGCTTGGTGGCACATGAGCGAGGGAGATGGTACTATTGCTTTTGATTCTGCACCTTTGATTGGGAAAGAGTTGGTTGTTAATGGGGATTTCGAAGATGGAGTTAGTGGTTGGGCTACGACCACAGAAGCTAAAATTAGTGTTAATAACAGTAAATTAAGGGTAACCTCAAAAACAGCCAATTACGCTTATGGGTATCAATATATTTCCGTAGAGGCTGGTAAAACTTACAGATTTACGGGGGATGTGTATTATGTTTCTGGTGCTGTAGCTTGGTTAATAGTAGATGGGTTCGATGAAAATAATAATTATCATGAATATGGAAAAGTAAATGTAACAAGTTCTACGACCACAAATTCTTTGGATATAACTTTTGTAGCCAAGAAAAATGTATTTACAATTAAGGGGCAAGTGTATAATAATCCCTCTGGTTTAGCTGTTGAAATAGACAACATATCTGTAAAAGAAGTCTACAACATAGATGGAGAAACCTACCATGCCTCATCTTTAGGTGCTACCTATGACGATGCTCAAGAGAGAATACCACAGTTGGGTATGATGAACTGGAGTAAGGGGAGTAATTTGTTTACATATAGCGAAGATTTTAGTCGTTGGAGTAGTTATTTAACTGACATAACTCCAAATAGTATCGTTGCGCCAGATGATAATCTATCTGCAACTTATATGGAGATGTCAAACACAAGTGGTGCTGGCTCAAGATATAAAGCAATTTCTGGTGGAATTGTTAATGGTAATAATTATTCGTTTTCTGTTTTTGTTAAGAAAAAAGAAAAAGAATTTATTGCTTTATTTCTAACAAATAACAACGGAAAAGTTTACTTTGATTTGGATAATGGTCAAGTTGGTACAATAGATTCGGAAAACTCTGGCTTTACGTTTACTGGTAATATAGAAAGCGCTGGAAATGATTGGTATCGTTGCGAAATGAGGTTTACTGCAAATCAAAACCTAACTGCATCGTTTGGTTTTCATTTAGCTTCTGGAGATAATAACCCAAGTAATAACGCAAATAGTGGGGGACTTTATGTTTGGGGTGCGCAATTTGAAGAATCATCGTCAGCATCTGCCTACCGAAGAACAAACGGAACTGCCGTAACAGACGCAACACTTATATCTTGCGCTACCGATTCACAGAAAGACATCTTAGGCAACGCAGTAAGGGTTAAAGGTAGTGGGTTTAATTTAGATGGTACTGGGTATGCAGAGGTGTTGGATGATGCGAGTATAAATCCTACCACAGAAATTTCTATTGGTTGTTGGGTTTACTTAAATTCTGATTCTAATAAAGGTATTGTTGCTAAGTGGGAACTCAACGCTTTAGATTATATGTTAACCAAATTTTCTTCTAATGTAATTAGGTTTTATATTGGTACGATGGATTTAGAAATTAATACCACGCAGAGTGGGTGGGTGTTTATAGTCGGAACGTATGATGGCGAATTTATGAAATTGTACTCAATAAGAAATGACAATGTAGATGTAAACGGAAATGTTATTGTAACAAAAACAACAAAGTATTATATTAGTGGGATTAATAATAGTTCAAACAATTTACAAATTGGAAGATACTACAATAACGCGCAATTTTCATATACTGAAAAGATTGATGATGTAATTTTATATAATGTTGAATTAGATGAAGAGCAAATACTACAAATCTATAACGCAACAAAGTCTGGACATAACAACTAAGAAAATGATAGGAAATATATACATTTGTTTAAACGAAGAAACGTACAACTCTGAAATACCAGACTTGTTTTCTCGTTATAAAAGAGCAGAATTTGACGAAGAGGGTGCTTTGGTGCAACTCCTACCGACAACATTCGCAGAAATGGGCGAAGATAACAAACGGCAGTATGGTCATGTTTTAACATTCCAAAAAGATGGCGAAAACTTTTATATATTAGAGATGACTGCAAGCTGGTTGGATGGAGAGGTATCTTATTTGCTTGGTTTAGGCGAGGGATTA